GGATGCTAACGTAGGTTGGGATACCGTGCAAACAGCAATTGATAGAGGATATAGAAATTTATATTACTCACCAAGACAAGAAGCATTAACTTCAGACCAATGGGCGAGAAGAAACAATAATGATAATAATTTAGTAGCCGGTTTTACTACATCAGTAAAAACACGTCCACTAATGATTGAAAAATTTAGAGAATATGCTCATGAAAGAATGTGCATTATTCGTTCTAAAAGATTAGTAGAAGAAATGAAAGTATTTATTTGGAAAAATAGTAAAGCACAAGCGCAAGAAGGATATAATGACGATTTAGTAATGTCATTCTCTATGGGTTTATATCTACGCGATACTGCTTTAAGATTTAGAAAGAATAATATAGAACAAGACAGAGCCGCTTTAATGGGGTTCAGTGTTGATAGAGGATCTTATAACATATATTCCGCTAGAGGACACAGCCAACCAAACCAATGGCAAATGCCTACAGACCATGGTAAAGAAGATCTTACCTGGTTGTTAGGTTAAAAATATTTATACACATGATAGACACATCTTTATTCGGAAGGTTAAAACGATTATTTTCAACTGACGTTATTATTAGAAACGTTGGTGGTAATCAAATAAAAGTATTAGATACTGACCATATTCAGTCAACAGGAGTAGTACAAACAAACATGTACCCTGACCGTTACCAACGTATATACACGGGAGGTCTGGGCACTTATGTGGGTAATGCTCCATATTCTAACTATACAGTTATACGACCACAGTTGTATAACGACTATGAAGTAATGGATGGTGATCCAATCGTAGCATCTGTATTAGATATTGTAGCTGATGAATCTACACTTAAAAATGGCGCTAATGAAGTATTAGCAATTAAATCATCAGACGAGAATATTCAAAGAATATTATATAATTTATTTTATGATGTATTGAACATTGAATTTAACCTTTGGGGTTGGATTCGTTCAATGTGTAAGTATGGTGATATGTACTTGCATTTACACATCGCTGAAAAATATGGTGTTTACCAAGTAGTTCCTCTTAATGTTTATAACGTTATTAGAGAAGAAGGACTTGACCCTAAGAATCCGGCATATGTTAGATTTAGAGTTGAACCAAATGCATCATATACAGGTGTAATTGGTGCATATGATAATAATGATCAAGTATTTGATAATTACGAAATTGCAAATTTCCGTTTATTAGGAGATTACAATTTCCTTCCTTATGGTCGTTCATATATTGAACCTGCTCGTAAAATCTTTAAGCAATTAGCATTGATGGAAGATGCAATGTTGATTCACCGTATTTTAAGAGCACCTCAACGCCGTGCTTACTATATTGATACTGGTAATATCCCACCAAATGAGATTCCAGCATACATGGAGAAATTAAAGAGTCAAACTCAACGTACTCCATTTGTTGATCCGAAAACTGGTGAATATAACTTACGTTACAACATGATGAACGTAAATGAAGATTTCTATATACCAGTTAGAGGTGGTAATACATCAACTAAGATAGATACATTACCTGGTCTTGAGTATAACGCGATTGAAGACGTTGTTTACTTAAGAGATAAAATGTTAGCTGCTATGAAGGTGCCTAAGGCATTTTTAGGATATGAAGCTGATGTTGAAGGTAAATCTACATTAGCACAACAAGATATTCGTTTCGCTCGTACAATTGAGCGTATCCAACGTATTGTTGTTTCTGAATTAACTAAAATCGCATTAGTTCACTTATATGCTCAAGGGTATACTGATGAGAATTTAACTAACTTTGAGTTAGAATTAACGACTCCATCAATTGTATACGACCAAGAACGTGTAGCGTTGATGAAAGAAAAAGTTGATTTAGCTAAAAATATTATGGATACTGGTTTATTCCCAACTGACTATATCTACGATTATATATTCCATATGAGTGAAGACAAATATGATGAAATGCGTGATTTAGTAGTTGAAGATAAAAAGCGTTTCTTCCGTTTATCTCAGATTGAGAATGAAGGTAACGATCCAGTAGAAAGTGGTCAATCATACGGAACGCCACATGACTTAGCATCATTGTATGGTAAAGGACGTAATGGAATGGGTGAAATACCTGCACCAGATGCATACGATGAGAAAAATCCTGTTGGAAGACCACAAGAAAAAACATCAGTATACAATACACAAAAACGTGTATTGGGTAAAGATCCATTAGGAAAATCAGTAGATTTACAACCGGATTCTGCTAGAGCGCCTGAGCCAAAAGGTGGCTCACCAATGTCTCTTGAATCAACTAGAGCAATATACGCGCAAAATAAGAAAATGCTCGAGGAAATGTTTAAAAAATCTAATGTATTTGATAAAGAAAACACTGGTTCTTCGCTATTAGACGAATCAAATATCAAAGATATAGGATAAAATACATATTTATAATTAGTAAACACTAGCATGAGACTAAAACACAACAAGTTTAAAAATACGGGTATATTATTCGAACTTTTAACCAGACAAATTACAGCTGATGTGATGTCTAATAAAGACTCGGCGGCTGTCGGTATCGTAAAAAAATATTTTTCGCGCGGTGAGATTGGTAAAGAATATAAACTATACCAAGCTCTAACTAAAGCAACATCATTAAGTGAATCTAAAGCAGAATCAATTATTAATTCTACTATTAGATTAGCAGAACGTATTAATCGTACTGCTCTACGTAAAGAAAAATACAACTTGATTAAAGAAATCAAGTCAACTTACGATTTAGAAGAATTTTTTAAAGCAAAGATCCATAACTATAAAGCACATGCTTCAATATACAATTTAATTGAAGCACAAGTTACATCTGAATTTATTGATCCATCATTCGTTGTGGATAATAAAGTAACATTACTTGAATTCTTAACAAAACAAGATATTGATAAGGATAAAATCGAAAACCAAGTAATGGCTGAATATGCTGGTCAAGATAAAGCAACACGTTCATTGATTTCTAAAATAATGATTGAGAAATTTAATGAAAAATACTCAAACTTATTACCTGAGCAACGTGACGTATTAAGAACATATATTAATAATATCTCAAATACTGTTTCATTACGTGAATATGTTAACAAAAGCTTTGATTTTGTCAAAACTTCATTAGCAGAATTAAAAACTAAGGTTAGTGATCAAAGAACCCAAATCAAATTAAACGAATTGGCTTCAATCATTAAACCATTAGACAAAAATGAATCAGTAAAAGACGAAGATATATTAAATCTACTTCAGTTTCATGAATTAATCCATGAAATCAAATCATTATGATACCAGAAGAATTAAAAAAGTACATCGATGAGTTAATCCAAAACGGATTAAACGAAATGGACGGCGCTACTTCAACCACAGCTAGTGCTGGTGGTGAATATAACAGTAAGTACGCATTTGCTAGAAAAACTAAAAAATTAGGAGAAGCAACACCAACATTAGCTGCAGGAAAATCCAATATTAGTTCATATACTAAAGACGGTTTCACACCAGTTAAAAAAGGAATGCCATCTGATTCTAAAATATACGACTATAAGCAATTTCCTTCATCTCCAAAACCAAAAACATACAAATTGTATAAAGAAGATTTAGAGAAACTAGTGAAAGAAGAACTATTAAACGAAATTTCATACCGCCGTTTTGCTGAAAAAGTTTCTAAAGTATCGCCGGAAAGAAAAATCACACGTGCATTACAAGAAGTTGCTAAACGTATTAAAGAAATTGATCAAGTAATTGAATACTCTAACAGATTAAAAACTGAAAATACTATAAAAAAAGAATCATTTTGGTCTAATAAGACAGAACAGTTAACTGCATTGTCTGAAAAACTTAATGAAATCTCTAACAAAATTAGAACACTATCTCAATAAAAAACATATGAAAGACGATAAAAAAAAGTTAAGTAAAGACGAACTTAAGCAAAAACTTGATGAATTAGGTGATGAAATTAAGTATCGTGTATCTGAAGCTAAAAAAGGCGACGGAACTGAAGGTGCTCATAAAACAGATATCGCTGAATTAATGAAAGGATATCGTGAGTTAAAAGGAACGTACGATAGAATGTTAAGAACAGAACAAGAATCCTTACAACTTGAAGATATTTTAGCGTCTTTATCTGAAGAAAAAGAAGAAGATAAAAATAAAGCTAAAGAAAGAGAAGAATTACATAAATCTCGCATTGAAACATTTAGTGAATTAGTTGAGTTAGTTACTAAAATCAAAGCAGCTTTACCCAAAGCTAAAAAACAAACAGAACAATATTATAAGAAAAATCCTAAATCATTTGCTATTGTATTCCCTACAGATGATATTAAGGATAGTTTAACAGATATTTTGGAAAAATTAGTTGGAAAAGAAGAAAAAACCGAAGAATAATGAAAAATATTAGCATACAATACCAAGATTTAAGAGAAGGTAAAATGAATAGACATCAATTTTTGCGTAATGCAAGAATGATGTTCCCTAATCATGTAACTCAATTCAATTCATTTGAAGACTCAGTTAAGATCCTTAAAAGCAAAGGATTATTAAACGAAGGCGACGCAGTACAAGGTACTCCTGATAAAGCACCTACATATAAGTACCCAAATGAAGCAACTAAGTATAAAAAAGTTGAACAATCTCCAGAAGTAGACGAACAAGATGGTATCTATCCAGCAACTACATTAACTGATATTCCTAAAGAAAAAATGGATAAGAAAGTTAAAGATACATCTGATGGTTTAGAACCAATTAAAGATAAGGATACTAAAAACGAGATGAAGAAAGTTAAAGTTGTTAAAGAAAACGTTAACGAAGAATATGACGGAGGATTATTAGAAGGAACACTTAAAGAAGCTGTTAAAAATATGGTTCGTAAAGCACTTGCTGAATACGAAATTGGTGATGATCT